AGCCACAAGTCACCGACAATCAGATTGTCCTTCGGCTCATCCGGCCCACGAAAAGTATGATTCTTGCTATGGGCTTCGGCATACGCCTGAGCCGCCGATTCCTTGGCCTTGCTGATCTCGCCATTCGCGGTGGTCAGGTCGCTTTTGGTCTGGGCAATGTCCTTCTGCGCCTGCGTCAAATCGGTCTTGGCCTGGGCAAGCGTTTTGGACGCCGCGTCAAGACCAGTCTTGTTGGCTTGGATGTCCTTCTGCGCCTGCGTCAGCTTGTCAGTGTTGTCCTTCAGCGTGGCGTTGGCCGTGCCGATCGCCGACTGATTGGCCTTGATGTCGGCCTTGGCCGCTTCAAGCTCTTTCGACGTGGCGGCCTGCGCCTGCTGATTCGCCGCAATGTCCTTCTGCGCCTGCGTCAGCTTCGCAGAATTATCCTTCAAAGCCGTCTGATTGTCAGCCAAATCCTTTTGAATCTGCTTGACCTCATCAGGCGAGACGGCGGAAGCCACGGTCACCGAAGCGATGGCGGACCAGTCGGAGCGATTGTCCGCATGATCGACGGAGCGCAAGGCATAGCTATGCTGTGAGCCGCCCGTCAAACCGATGATGACGTAATCGCCCTGCCCCGACTGGGTGGCGCTGATGACCTGCATTCCAGCCGCATTGATGCCCTCGCCCACCTCGACATGGTCGAAGTCCGATTCCATCTGCGCGCCGGCAGCGGTCTTGCCGTCCCAGTGGACGGTGACCACACCAAGCTCAGAGGAAAGCACCGGCTTGGATGGTACGGCGCATGGCGTCGTATCCGACTCCACAGTTGCCACCACGACGGCCGACCATTCGCCGAGCTTGTCCGAATACGTCGGCACAGCCCTGACGCGCACCTCGATTTGAGTGCCGCAATCCAAGCCGCCGAAGCCAAGCTGCGTCTTATCAGTCGTGCCAGCGGAATGCCAGGGCGCACCGTCCACATGCTTGCGCCATTCGACGGCATAATTGCTAATCTCAATGGCGGTATCGTTCGTGGCCTCGGTCACGGCGGACCACATGGCGGTGGCCAAGCCGTGTGCGAAACCGTCGCTGCCGATATACGCATCAGTTTGCACCACAAGGCCGAGCGGCGCTTTCGGCACGCGATGGTCATGGTCAGTGGAGACGGTGGTTCCGCTCTCACTGCCAGCCAGCGAGGCTCCGCCGGTGATGCCCTTGATTTTCTTCGCCTGACGCACCGACGCGTCGTACTTGATGTCGTTCAGAGCGATTGAGCAGGATAGGCCCTCATTCTGGCGCATGCTCAAATCGATTTCCTGCACGCGCACCTTTCCCCCGTGAGCCACGGTGGGGGCGGTAATCCAGTCGCCGGTGTGGAAGTCGATGAGCGGCAGATTATCCACATTCGCGGTCACCAAGTCGCGCGTGTACTGGCCACGCACACGAGCCGCATCATCAAGCGTGGACTGCATGAATGCTTGCGCCGTGTCCTTATCAGACACGCCGCCCTGGCTGCTGTAGCTTTCCCACTTGCCCCACGGTGTCGGCGCGGCCGGATTATCCATGCGGAAGAGCAGATTATTGTCACCTTCGACAAGGATGGTGCTGGCCAGATCCGCGATGGACTCCTCGAAGGGGGCCTCGCTAATGTCGCGTGCCAATTGCAGCACGACACTCTTGCTCAGGTCACGGCTCAAGGCGGTGCTATCCGCATTCCAAAGCTTGAGTGTCCTGCCGGACGTGCGCCAGTCGCAGCCGCCACCATTGACAAGAGCACTCAGAATCGTCTGCAAATCAGTGCCGAGGCTGTAATATAAGGTGTATTTTTTCGCCCATGCCGCTCCAGCCGCGTCCTTGGCGGTATCGAAGCCCAAGGTCAGGCCGGTGGCCACGCCACCACGCTGACGGTTTTCGTCCAGCAGCGTCTTGAGAATCGTGCCCGGATTGGACGAATAAAATGGGCGCTTGCCCTTGTTATCGCCGTCCGCGATGAGGTGGCTCGCGTCATTGTTTTCGGCCTTGGACAGCAGCCAGCCAATCGACTGGCCACTGTAGGTGATGGTCTTGGTGCGGTCATCGGTCTTGCCGGAGCGGCCAGTGATCACGAAGCGCGCATTATCAGGCTCACGATAGCCGTTGCCGTCCGAGACTTCCACGGCCACTTCGAGGCCATCGGTCAGCTCTCGATCGAAAGCCTGAGCGTCACCGGACAACAGCGAGTATTCGAGGGAAAGCGCGCCATCGTCATTGTGCACCATGCTGGCACTGAAGCTCACCGGCTCCGCCAACACACCGATACGCTCATCGAAGGGCCGATAGGCCACGAGACGCGCGTGAAGAGACTTTGCCATGAATCACTCCCAAGATTGCAAAAACCGGCAGGTCACCTTGTCGGTGCCGCCGGTCTGTTTGACGTTGAGTCGATAATCGCCAGAGCCAATGTCTGGCCACACCTGCAGTGGCTCGGTGGTCCAGTCGATGCCATTCGTCGCATCCGTGCCGCCTGACCATGCGTCGGCATTGGCCGCCGTCCACGCCTTGCGATTGGCCACATCGACGAAAAGGTAAGGTCGTGAGGCGTCGCGTTTGCCACCCCACACCAGATTCGTGCCACTCACCGGATCTGAAATGGTCACACCAGTGACAGCACCGAAGCGCAAGACCAGCGTGCCGATCGGCGCATTGGAAAGCCAGCCCTCGGGAATAGTGTCGAAAAGCTGCGATGGCGAGGCGTTCGGCAATCCAGCCCAGCGCGTCCAATACACCTTGTCACTGGGCTTATCGACACTACCGGCCATGAGAAGCCCGCCAGTCGCAGACAATGTGCGCTCCTGCCACTGCTCCCCCTGCCAATAAACGTCAGGCAATTGGAAGACGGCGGTGGCCGCGCGGTGGTCATCCCACGGAATCTCGTCACCGTCCGGCTGACAGGACGTGCACGCTGCGCTTGCAGTCATGCGCCGAGTCCAACCGGACACCGTGTCACGCTCCACGCGCGTCAGCTTGGAAGCCAAACGGCAGAGCCTATAGAAGCGATGCATCAGCACGTCGGAGTCAGGGCCATTGGTGATGAATTTCAGAGTGATTTCTGGCGCATCGAAAGCCAGTGGGCCAGCAGGAAGCATCACACCATTCCGACCATTCACGGTCACGGAATTAATGCGCGGGCTGATGCTCGTGAAATGGGTGGTGCCGACAATCAGACTCGCATTGTCCCCGGTCAGATTCTGACCTTCGATGAGATAATCCGTGAGTATCATCGGCTACCACCCTTTTCACTTGTCACCATTGCGGCATTGCCGCCGTCTGCAATCGCTGCTGCGTGCTAATGCTCGTCGGAGCGATCGCGGGATAATTGAACGTCTGCGTGACATACGTGGCACCGCCACCGCCATTGCTGACATTCGCCCGACCAGACTTCGACGCATCCACGTCAAACCCGCCATTGATCTGCGCATTCATGCCATTGACAGTGCGCTGCACGTCCTTCCAGCCAGCCTTAAGGCTCTTGTCAAAGCCCTGCATGATCGCCTGACCAGCAGGACGCAACATCACCTTGTCGTAGCTGAGCGGACCCTTATGCTTCACAATCCAGTCACCGATGCCACTCACAAAGCTCTTAACTTTGCCGAAAGCCGCCCTCAGACCATTGAGCAGACCATTGATGATCGCACTGCCTGCGTTCCACAGCCACGTGCCAGCACCAGCGAAGATGCCGATAATCGCACTGCCAATGCCACCCAAAAAGCCGAGCACGCCTTGCACAACACCATGCACAATTTGACTAAAGCCGTTCCAAGTCTGCCGCCAATTGCCATTAATAAGGCCGGTCACCAGATTGATGACACCCTGAATCACATTGACGATGCCCTTGACCACCATCGTGATGCCGCCGATGATGCCCTGGATGAAAGGCAGCATCGCTTGAATGGTCGGCAGCAATGTCGAGCTGATAAAGCCGACGATCGCGGAAATGATGGTGGACACCAATGGTGCGAGAGCTTGAATCACCGGCACCAGCGCCTGAATCACAGCCGTGATGGCCGCGACCACCGCCGTGACAACCGGCTGGACTCCTTGGATGGCCGGAGTTATCGCCTGAATGACGGTGGTCACCACGGTCAGAATGCCTTGAATGGCCGGCACCAAAGCACCCACAAGCGTGGAGATTATCGGTGTCAGCAGCGGGATTATCTGGCCGACGAGATTGGTGATTACCGGCATGACAGCTGCCGCCAATTGACTCAAAGCCGTCATGAGCGTCTGAATCGACGGCTGAAGCATTTGGAATGCCTGCTGCAAGCTGACGAAAACGTTCTGCAGCATCGTGCCGAATTCGCTGCGCAATTGCGGGCTCGTGGCGATAAGGCCGGCCAGAGCGCCAATCACCAGCGTGATAGGCCCGCCAAGACCAGACAGGACGCCACCGAACTTCGACAGCAATCCGCCAATCACCGGCACGCCACTCAAGCCGCTCAACGCGCCAACAAGACCAGCCGCACCCAGCAAGCCGGTCACAGCGGCGATAGGACCGGACAATCCAGACAATTGGCCCGTGAAGCCGCTGAAATTGATTTTGCTGATCTTGTCGGCGATACCACCGAACACTTTCTCCAGCGGCGGGCCAATCTTCTGCGCCAGTGCGGCCACCTTGTCGAAAAACGCGGTGATGAGCGGTTCGACGGCCTGCACCATCTTGATGACCGCGCCGCCGACACCACCGAAAGCCTGGATGAGATCATTGCCGACCGAAGTCTTCAAGCCAGCGATCTCATGCTGCAGGATGGTCATCTTGCCTTGCGGTGTCTCCGCCAGGGCCTTGTTGATGCCGCCGAAATTCGCTTCCAGGACCTTCGCGGCCATCGCGGCCTTCTCGGACGCGCTACCCTCCTGAAGGACTTTTTTCTGCGCGTCCGTCATGGTCACGCCATATTTACTCAAGGCGGTAGCGCTGCCGGTCATGACCTTGCCGAGCAGATTCGCGATCTGCACGCCATCCTGCGCCGTCGCGTTATAACCCTTATTGTTGGCGATCATGTCGGCCAAAGCGGGCGTCAAGGTCTTGACCTGATCGGCGGTCAGTGCGAAAGTACCCAGCTGCGCCTGAGCGGCCTTGAGTGTTCCGCCCGACACGACGCCAGTCTGGCCAAGCGTCTTATTCAGACTGAGCAGGGACTTCTGCTCTTCCTCGGTCCAATTATTGTTTTTGGCGACCTGCTGGAATTTCGCGGTCACCTCACCAGCCTTGAGGGCCGCATCCACGGCCTGCTTGCCGAAATTCACCAGATATCCGCCAGCGGCGGCAGCGGCACCGGACACGACGGTGGCCATGCCCTTAGCCGCCTTGCCGATGCCACTCACGGCCTTCGACGCGGAACCAGACGCCTTGCTCAAACCAGAATGCAACGCACTGCCGGCCTTAGCGGCAGCGTTCCTCGCGCCTTCCGGCAAAGCATTCCAGGCGGCGGAGAATTTGCTTTTGATGTTGGATGTGACCTCGCCCGCCGTTGAACTGATCTTCTGCACTGCAGTATTGACGCCTGGAATCTTGCCGACGATCTGCTGGGCCGCAGTGGTGAAGCCGGACGCCAGACGGCTGAACGCATTCTTGGACTTGTCCGACTCGGCCGCCAACTGCGTTTCGACGTCCTTGAGCCGTCCCTGCGCCGTCTTGAGATTGTCGGACGCCGCTTTGAGATTGTCGGCGGCCGTCTTCTGTTTGATTTGAGCTTGTTCGAGTTTGATGGCCGCAGCCTGAGCCTGAGTCGAATCAGCCCCATATTTCTGCGTGGCGGCGTTCAATTTTTCCTGCGCGGCCTGCACCTGCACGCCAGCCGCTTTGAATTTCAGCAAGGCGTCCGTATTCTTTTGCGAGGCTTGCGCCACGTCCTTTTTAAAGGACTTCAGGGCTTCGGAATTCAGCTCGGCCGCACCACTGTTGAAACCGCTTTTGAAGGCGCTGCCGATCTGCTTGCCCTGTTGCGCGCCATTGAAGCCCTTCGTGAAGGAGTTTTTCATGTCGGAGACGGCCTTGCCGGTCTCCTTGGCCACATTCTGGCGGAAGCCCTTCATCTGCGGGAAAATGCTCACATGCGCGGAACCAAGCTCGCTACCGCCAGCCATGACAGCCTCCTCTATTCACTTTTTTGAAGCCGAAGATGCTGCTCATCGACTCCAAAGCCTCACGACGCTCCTCATCGGTCACCTCGACGTGCTTCTTCCCCGCCTTTTCCGGCGCGAGATCACCCAGAATCGACGTGCCACCAGCCTGAATCGCGGTGATGATAGCCGCCGCATCCATCGGCAGCACCATATGCACCGCAGTCATACCGGTGTAACTGCTCGGGTCAGCCGAGAGATTTTCCCACAATGCGATCGCGTCGCAGTAGCGGAGTCTGCCGCCCAAATCGGCCTGCAGACTCCACCCGCGAGCCGCGAAATCGGCTCTTATTCGATTGCCGACGTCTCCTTGGAGGAGCTGGCAGAAGCCGACGATTTTCCCAATTCCACGCCCTGAATCTTGGAAATGATTTCGCCGTAATCGGCGAGGATGTTCATGGGCACCATGACCGGCTCCTTCGCCAACTGCCGCGCCGCATCCTCACCGGCGAAAGCCGTCAGCATGTCCTTGAGCGCCTGAATCTGCTCGGTGTCGGACTGCAGATTCGACAGACGTGCGAAATCATCAATCGACAGTGCGAGAGGTAGTTTGTAAATGTGGCCGTGCGGTGCGAGGAACCATACGCTGCCGTCCTTGATGAGGTGCTTCACCTTCATCTGCTCGGCCGACGCTTCAAGCGCCTTCTCCTCGTCCTCCTGAGTCCAGGCTTCGAAATCGGCGGCGGAGGGCATCACATTCTTGGTCATTTCTTCCTTCTTTCAAACAATTGAAAAATTCCTTTACTTCACTGAATGAAGAGGAAGAATCCCAGCACATGCGAAGAAAGGAAGAAAGAAACATGTGCAGGGAAGAATCAATGTCAGTCGGTGACCGGCTGAGACTCGGAATCATCAGCCTGATGATCGGTTGCATGAGAATCGGACGAAGCCTTCGGCGTCACGAAGGACTGCAGGTACTTCGAGGCGCCGGAATCGCAGGCGTCGTCCTGAATCCATTCGATGGTCCAAGCGTCACCGGTGTTTTTGCCGGAAGTATCCTGACCCTGCTCGTTGCCGGTCAGATTCACGACACCAAGACGACGGCGATGCGTGCCATTCTTGAACACCGTCTCCTGATAGCAGAACCACTTGCCGTCCTGAATCACGTCGGTCACGTGATACACGCCGCTCGCGTCCGGCTTGCCGATGGTCATCTGACGGGTGATGTCGTTATCCTCGGCCACCGTGAACTGCGCGGTCAGCGACGCCTTGCCATTAATGCTGTATCCCGGCTGATGGAATTTGATCGCATCATCGGCGTCACGGCTGTCCTGCGGGGCACCGTCCTCGGTGATAAGGCCGACGAAACCACCCTTGCTGAAAATCTTGTCCAAACCGGTCTTCACGTCGGCCACGGTCGGCGCGATGAGATCAGCGGTCAGCTTCTGCGTCGCATCATAAGGTGCGAAACGGAAAGCGCTTGTCACCACGATCTTCGCGGCACTCAGGTCATTGCCTGCTGAATCAGCTGCCATATTTTGTCCTTTCAAACAAAAAAGGCGCTGAAACAAACGTTTCAACGCCTAAAAATTAAGAATTATTGAATTATTGGAATTCTCCAATAGCGGAGAATTCGAGAGTCAGATAGCATCTAGCGATGTTCGCATCCTCGGCCACGAAATACGGGCCATTGCACCCGTCCTCCTCGATACCGGCTATCGGAGACCCGTCAAGCTGGCAAATCGCGGGGTCTGTGAGCAGGCCGTAGATTTTCGCCGCCAGATCACGACAATCACCTGGAAGAGTGCGACTGCCATAACGCACGGTGATACCAATGCTGCGGTCGAAGAGCACGCGATTGGACTGGCTGCCGCCATCGTCACGTACGACCACGAGTGGATAGGAGCCGTCGTAATCGTCCGGTTCTCGAATGTGCACGAGAATCTTGCCGTAGGATGGCTTCAGCTTGCCACGGAGGTAAGCGCACAGCCATGTTTCGAGGTCTGGTGGGAGAACAACACTCATGACTTGCCAGCCTTCAACGCCTTGCGGAGATTACCGGTCTTCGACTCCACCAAGAAGGTCTTCGGGTCGGTGCCGACCACCATGCAAGTGGTGCGATGCGCGTGCTTGACCTCCTCGATCTGCAAGCCATCGCGATAGGCGCCAGTGTCCACTGGAGCGTGAGCCTTCGCATATTCGAGCGTCTTCTCGGCCGCTCGACGGGTCATGGCCTTGACACCAGCCGAATTCATCAGCTCATCGAAATACTTGTCGTTGAATTTGACCATCACGCCCATCACGTCACCCCCTGTACTCGGATAGTGGAATCTCAATCGTCGGCTGCCACGAAGTGAAAGCATTCACATCACGGCTCGGATAGCCGGACACCTCCCAGCAGCGGCCATCATCCTGCATGGCTCGAATACGATCGCCCGGCATAATGTCAAGCGACGGATCAGGAGCAGTCAGATAAGCCGTGCTCGTAGTCTCCTCACGCAAAGCATCAGGAGTCCTCATGCTGCTAGAGCTGGCCAAAGAGCCAGCGAATTCCAGCACGTCCGGATGCTCCCAATCCTCACCAGTCAACTTGCCTGAATACCGGTCCTTGACCTTCTTCGCACGCAAGCGCTGCCACTTGGTCGCGCCGGACATATGCCATCCGCCAGCGGAGTTCAGATCGTCAAGCAGGCTCATGGCAAGCCTCCCAGCCGGTAGGGTTTGAGCTTGTCCTTCTCATCCTGCATGAGCGACATCACGTCGAAGCTCGCGCTGCTGCCATTCGTGGACTGCGAGGTGACGAGCCCGACCGGACTCATGCCAGCACGCTTCGCGGCGTTGACGAGCACCTGCTGCACGTCCGGCGCGTCATCATAGCCGGCGTGAATCTCGTAGCGGATGGCCGCGATCCCAGCGGGGAAACCGCCAGACAAGGACTCCACAAGCCCCGTCTCGGGATCGTAGGCGTAAGCCAGCTTGTTGCCATCACGGTCGGTCAATGATTCGATGCTCGTCACATGGCGAGCGGGAAGCCGGATCACCATGCCACCACGTGAGTTGAGCACGCCGGACAATGCCGTGTTCGGCATGACATGCCAGCCGCACTCACGCCTGATGGCCGCCTGCGCGGCCTTGAGCCGGAAGGCCGCGTCATCCTCGAAGGCCGAAGGGTCGGCAATCATGTCGGGAATCACGTTCGCATCACTCATGCCGACCTCCCATCTCAGCTCGTCTTCACCACGCCAGCAGCCACAAGACCAGCCACAAGCGCATTGACTCGCTTCGCCAGATCGTTGTAGGCGCCGACGAGCGCGTCATACTCCTCCTTCGTCGGAGCGGTGGAAGCCGCAGCGGCGACAGAGGCGTTCGCAGTGCCGGAGATCGTGACATTCGCCAGCTTCACGCCGCCAAGAGCATTCTCAGCGGCGGCGGGAAGCACGTAAGGCGTGGAGGCGGAGCCGCCGGTGACATTCACCGGCTTGTCCTTGTCATTCACGAAAAGCACATCCTCGATAAACACCGAGGCGTCAACGGCGGCCTTGGCCGCATCGACAAGTCGATACTGCTTCACAGCCGGTCACCTCACTTATCGGCCTTGCCGAGCGTCACTTTGACGAACGCCTTCGGATACTTGACCTGCAGGGCGAGACGTTCCTTCACACGGAAGGTGATCTTGTCGTTTGTGAAGTCGTTTTCGTGGCTGTTGGTGGATTCGACGGTCAGACCGCCCTTGCGGTAGATGGTGCCGCCGGCCTTGAACGCGCCGACGAGCACGGTGCCCTTGGTCATGGCCTCGGTGACGACGGTGCGCAGTCCCCACAGCGGCGGGTTCTGCATGATGCCGCCGTTGCCGTACTGGCCGGCGAAGAAGCCACCGCCGAAGTACTGGCCGTTCGCGTCCTTGGACAGGCGGATTGTCTGATAGTCGGCAGGGTTGATGACCACGGCGTCGGCGGAGAAGCCGGTGGCGGTGGCGATATCCGTGGTGGCCGCGAAGATACGATCTGGGTCGGAATCAGCGGCCTGCGCCTTGGTCTGGATGCCACGGTTCAGGATGCCGTTGAGGTTCGGGTCGGTGCCGTTGCCGGACAGGAGTTGAATCTCCTCCTGCAGCTTCAGATTGTACTGGGCGTGCTGGTTGATTTCGGACACGACGAAGGGCAGGTCTTCCGCCATATCGTCTGTGATCTTCCACCATGCGGCGATCTCGTGCAGGCTGTCGGACACCCAAGTCGGATCCGGCATGTGAATCTGAGGCTTCTGCGCGCCCTCGGCGACGGTGGTGGCGTTGCCTTCGAGGGAGCCGTAGACCGGATATTTGATGGTGGTGCCGCTCATGGTGCCGGCTGCGAAAAGATCGGCGATGACGAGCGGACGCTCATACGGCCACACGCCATTCTGGTCGGTCTGCGTCAGGAACGGTGCGTAACCGTCACCACCGGCCACGTGAGTGTCGGTATTGGCCTTGAATTCAGGAGTGGAGAACAAGCCGCCCTTGGTTGCGAGCACGCTCAAGCCCTTCTCCTGCAGGGACTTGACGTAGAAGTCGCCGAGGGTCTTCGCCTCGGCGGTCTTATGCTCGGTCTTCGAGGTTCCGGCGAGACGGTCGAGTCCTTCTCCGGCTTCCTTGAACAGGTCGATGCGCTCCTGCAGCTTCTTCGCCTCGGCGTAATGCTGCTTGAGCTCCTCCTGCTCCTTTTCGGTGATGTTATCCATTCCCTTGGCGAGGATGGACTGTGCCGCCTTCTTCTCGGCGGCGAGATTATCCATGAGATTCATGGCACTCCTTTCGGTTAGTGTTCCAGCGAGAAGAAGTCGCTGATGGTTTGATATTCCTTGGCCCACTTCGGGTCAAAGCTTTTCTGGTCTTTCTTCTTCGGGTCATCCGTGGAATCGTCCGGCTCGTCGCTGGAATCATCCGTGGAGTCATCGGACGAATCGTCCGGCTTCTTGTTGTCGGAATCGATGCCGTCAAGAACCTCGTGCAGGCTGTCGAGGGCGGCACGGAGCTTGCTCTCGTTGGAGGCGCTGATGGCTATACCGCTCTTGACTTCAAGCACTTCGGCGCCCTGGTTCGCGGCGACCTGCACGAGTGAAATCTCGAACAATTTCAGCTGGCGGATCTCCCTGTATCCGTCCCACGCGCTCTTGCCGTCCTGCACGAAAGCGGTCTCCTCGGCGAGGAAGCCGATGCTCATCTGATGGATAAGGCCACGCTGCAGGAGCTCGTATGCGCGCTTGCCTTCCGGCAGGTCAAGGTCAAGACGGGCGGTGACGAGCAGGCCGTGCTCATCCTCCACTGCGCTCAACGTCTCGCCGATGATGTCGGTCGGCTTATCGTCCTTGTGCTGCCAGTGAATCGGGATGCCCGCGCCAGTTCCGTCGTAATCCTTCTCCAACGTGCCGGCGAAGGCACCTTTGACGATCACGTCATCGTACAGGTCCTTGTCCCAAGTGCTGGCGTATCCGCTGAACACTCCCTCGCCCTGGCTATCGTCGAGGGACTTCAGCTCGAAGCCCTTGAAATCAAGCCTCATGATGTTTCCTCCTTGGTGAGCGCGTCCCACTCGGCGTGGAATTGCGCGTCATACCGGTAAAGACGTTTGAATTCGGCGAGCATAGCCTTCGCGTCCTCGCCGTTGACCGGATTGTTCTCCTGCGCGTTCTGCGTCTTGCCGCCGTCTTGCGGGCTGGGCTGGCCGCCCTCGCTCACATTCAATGGCGTGATGAGCTGGTCGCCGCCCGGCACGCGCGGCATGTCAAGAATCTGACGTGCCTGATTCGTGGTCATGAACGGGCGGCCAGTTGCCGTGCTCAGTGCCTGATACTGTTCGGACGTGGTACCACGCAGCTTGGCATCAACGTTGGCCTTGATGTAACAGTCTGGCTCACCCACTGCACCGGGAAGACTCAGATTCAAGGCTTCCTCAAGCGCCACGATGTATGGCATCAGCTCCACATTCCAAAGCTGTTCTTTGAAGGCGCTGATGTTGGAATTGGTGCCGGTTCTGAAGCCGACGTTTTCCGGCGAGATCTGGAAGGCGTTGCACACCGCGATGTTGATGCGGTCGCGCGCCTCCAAATCGTTCACGTCCACGGGTTTGAAGACGTTATCCAATGGACGCATCTCCATGCCGTCCTTAAGGACGGGCCAGCCGCCCTCACGTCCACCATTCTGGATGAAGTTGCGCAATCCATTGGTGAAATCGTCGTAATCCTCCTGAGATAGCCACGGCATCTCCTTCGGCCGGTACACGTAGCCGCCGGCCTGCATGCCGTTCTTGGCGATACTGCGCCGGTAGGACGCCATGGCCTTCGCCTCGGCCAATAATGGTCGGAGCACGTTGGTTACGCTGTCACCGAATTGGAGGCCGGAAATGAAACCGACATCCAGATGCACGCGCGGGTCAGGCAGGTCGAAGTGCATGGCCCGCTGGCTGTCCATCGTCAGCAGGTTCACGCCAGTGATCTCGCCGAAGGAATTGCCGGACAGCTGATAGCAGTCTGAAGGAATACGCCGGAGCGTGAAACGCTTGCCCTCCACTCCGAGCAGGCACAGCCACCGGTCATCGAGCAGCATGTCACGAAGCAGCATGCTGATGAATCGATAGCGCGTCATGCCAGGCAATGGAGACGGACGCTTCATCAAGTCGGCCAACGCGCCACTGGTGACCTCCTCAGCGTCACCATCGGCGTTCTTCCGATACACCTTGAATGGCAGCGAGGCGATGTTGCGGGTGATGAAGTCAATCACGACACGCACCGCATATTCCCTGCAGTAGACGCCGGAGGCACCGCCGTAGAATTCCGCGTCGGATGGCCAGCTATCGCCATTGGCGAGCGGAATACTCGTCGCCGGCGTCGGATGCGCGTCTGCCTCGGCCATCTTCATGCCGATCACTGCGGCGTTATTGTGGAGGAGCCGGTCAAGGAAGCCCATTCATCCTCCTCTCGAAGAATTTTCAGAATCTGATTTTCACGCCCACGCTCGGCGCATATTTCGGTGTCTCCGCTTCGACCTGCATGGTCTCCAAGGCGTACAATGCTTCCGATTCGGCGATAAGGCCGCTGATCTGCAAAGCACTCTTAGCGCGGTCCCACACCTCGACCTCGCCAAGACGGCGGGTGACAGCCACGGAAACCTGCTGTTCGATGGCGGGCTGCGGCAGATGCCTGAGCTTGCCTTCGCGCACTCGGTCGAGGAAGCGGCCACAGCATGCGCCAAGCCGGAAGCCTTCGATGAGATGCACGTTCCACCCTTTTTCGGTGAGCGGGTCGATGAAATCGACTGCCGGGCACCCTTTAGACTGCACGGCAATCTCACAGACATTCGGCCAGCTCTCACGAAGCAGGTCGAGGAAATGCGGCACCCACAGCATGCCGTCGCGCCTGGCTATAAGCTCCACATGCGGCAAACCATCGGCACGCAATCCCGCGGCGGCCACATACGTGGTCTGGCGGTCGGCGCTGGTATCGACGGCCAACACCACGCGATTATCAGCCGGAATGCACGACGCATTATCAGTGCCATGCGCCCACAATTTTGGATTGATGTAGGGCACGATGTCGGCCGTCACCCACTGGCATAGGACCTCGGTGCGAAATGCGGCCTCGGTCATGCCATCGATGTCGGAGCGCACGGAAGCCACGGTCATCGGCCCATAGCCGAGCGACGGGTTAGCCTGGCGGATCGCGTCGACATCATCAACCGGACACTTGTCAGGGGCGCTCCACTCGAAATATCCAAACGAACCGTCCTGCTCGCCATTGGCGAAAGCCTCGGCAGCATCCACACCATCAGCCACATACTGCTTCCAAGCGTCCACGAGCTTACGGCCCTTATCCACCTGCTTACGCAAGGCCACAGACCGATAATCACCCGCATTGCTGATGCCCCACAATTGGCTAGACCACACAGCCTTCGTGGTCTGGCTCACGGCGTTCCAGCCATCATCATTATGCTGCTCACGCAACTCATCGAAAATCACACGGGCCGCGCTCTTGGCACGAATGTTCTTGTCAGCGCGGACAATGTATTTCGCCTTCGACTTCAGCACGATGGCTTCCTCGCCGTTCGTGTTCACGAACTTCTGCGTCATGCCCGCAAGCTCGGGCACCACCAGATCGGACTCCTCATCAGTCTCAGGACGCGGATTACACCACTCCTTGACCTGACTGTAAGGCCCCTTCGCATTATCAAGCGTCTGAGCGGCGCCCACCACCAGGAACTTCACGGGCGGCACCCTATCCGGGTGCTTATTCGAGTCCACGAACAGCCACCATGCGGCCAGCACACCCATCAGCGTGGTCTTGCCATTCTGCCTAGCGACAAGCACAATCACCTTGCGGAAGCGATAACTGCCATCCTCAAGCAATTCCAAAGCGTGCACGAGCAGCCAGCATTGCCAAGGATAAAGATGCACCTTCAGCATGATTTCCGCGAACGCGATCACAGCGAAGCCATTAGAAGTGTTCTTATCCAAGGGACGAAGCGGCGGAGTATAAATACGCGGCAGGGTCACACCATGCTTCTCATCATCGATGGCGCCGAAAACACTCAAATCTTCCGACGCCATCGAACGCCTCCTAGCCGAAACGCTTCATGAAATCTTCCATCTGCACAACCTTGTCGCTCTTACGCGCCTCCGGCTTAGATTCAACCTTCGGCTTCGCAGGACGACCAACCTTAGCCGGAGCATCAACCGTCAAACCCAAGCTCTGGCAATACTTCAGGAACGTCGGCAGCGACACGTTGTCGAGCTTGCCGTTCTCATCGACAAAACCGGAAAACGTCAGATAATCGATACGCTCAGCCAACACGCGAGCCGCAGCGACAACAGCAGAATTCACAGCCTTGAGGTCAGCGTTCTTCAACGAACGCTCCAACGCCTCCGCCACATTCCGACTCGGAAACTTCGCACTCATCGAAAACACCCCCTAATCTGCCGTCGCGCGCGACCCGCCAACAATTTCACTTGTCGGGGAGAGGAAGACCAACCACGCGGGACGTCTTGCGTTCTTGCGTTGGTTTTACGATTTCACCGCCCCTACCCCGTTTGGGTCGGTTTCGAATGCTGTTTGGAATGCGTTGATTGCGTTTTTGAAGCGTTTGATGAGTTCGTTTGTGCTTGGTGGCATCAGCTTGGCGATGGCACGCTCGGAGTCGATGACCTCGTAGCGGTATGTTCTGTTGACGTGCACTGGAATGTTGACCGTGAAGCTGCTGATTGGGAATGTCTTGTCGTTAATTTCTGCGGTGAGTGTTAGGTTGACTGGCTGTTGCATTGCTGTCTCCTTGCTCATGCTGTCTTAATCCATTGCCTGCTTAGTGTTCCGATTGGTGCTGGTGGGTCTTGGTTGCCTCTCAAGCGGTTGCAGCTGGTGTGTGATGGTTTGAAGCCTGCTGGGTCGAATTGAAGTTCCGGGTGCTTGCTGACTGGGAACATGTGATCTAGGTTGAATGAGTCATCTGTGGTGTTCTTGACTGCGTTGTAGTCGATTGGCATGCCACACAACCAGCAGACCGCATGCTGTGCCTTGCATTGGTTGAAGAATGCGGCCTTGTCTTTTTCGAATTGGCGGCTTGTCTTGCGCGTTCTTCCTGACATTGATTCACCGCCTTTGGTGCTTCGGATGGGAGTCGAACCCACGTCGATGAGGGGCACTGTCTCTTATCACGGGCATTCAAAGAATCATGGAAGCCATGGCCGGTAAGGTATCCGTCCTCTGGTATCTGTGCTATCCCTCGTGCTCTGCCACTGAGCTACCGAAGCTTGATATGAATAATGGTCCAACCCTTTCAGGCTGAACCATTTTACTACTGTACGACAGTATAGCATTTTAATTGTGACAGTCAAGCATGGCGGTTATTTCTCCGAGGTTGAACACGTACTCTCCTTTGTGTTTTGTCGGCGTGGCGTGGAGTTTGCCTCTGGTGAGCCATTGGCGGATCTGGTCGCTTGTGCAGTGGATGTCCATTTTGGAGAGGTATCTTGCGACTTCGACTGGTTTTCCGGTGTATTCGAGTTGCCAGAGTTTGTTGTCGCGGGTGGCTTTGATGGCTTGGACTCCGCCTTGCCATTTGCAGTGCGGGCATGTCCATTCGTCGGCCTGTGGCGTGCTGGTGGCTTGGTGGCCGCATTGTGGGCATGTGCCGATGATGACCATTGCCTCTTCTGGGGTCAAGGCCGTCTCGTTGCGTCGGCTGATGTGTTCCAGGGCTGCGTAATCGTCTGCTGCGGTGCTCATGCTGAGGATGGTGTGTTTGTTGGCCGTGATCTTCTTCCATGCCTTGTCCCACGGGAAATTGCTGTAGCGTGCGTTGATTTTGCCTGCTTGTTCGGCGAGCCACGCTTCGGAATCGGTGATGAGGGCTTGCGCTCTCGTGTCGATGGGTATTGGCGCGTTGCCTTTGTTTGGCGCGTGGCCCGTGGGTCCGATGTGGGCCTGTTTGAGCATGATGCTTCGCAGGGCGGGCAGTTGGACGTGTCCGAGTTGGCGGATGAGCTGCCAGTAGTTTTCTCGGCAGCTGGCGCAGAGCAGATTCGCGGACACCGGCTTCATGGGCTTCCGGCAGTGCTTGCAATCGGTCAAAGTCGTGTCTCCTTGTCGTGCTGGCGGATGAGTGCGGCGATTGCGGCTTTCGGGACTTGCGGCACGAGCGGCGCGATCTCGTCAAGCGCGTAACCGGCCTGATGCCACTTGATGATCATGTCTTCGAGTATTTTCTTCATTTGACTACTCCTTGTATGGGTTTTCTGTGGTGTGTGGCGGGAAATCGCATTCCTGGTCCTTCCATCCGGCCGCGTAGCCTTCGCTCCATGCCTTGCGGCGTTCGTGTCTCAACCATTCCAGGCTGTACATTGTTTCCGATTCCAAGCTGCACATGGTTACCTGTTCGTCGTGTTTCATGATTTCTCCTTGTTGAGTCTGTCGGCTAATTCGCAGGCCTTTTCGTCTGCCTGTGCTGTTTCTTCGTCGCGTCCTAGCGCTTCGAGCACGTGAGAGCATTTCCACGTGTGCTTGTGTGGTTTCGAGGGTGGTATGCCGCTCATGTTGGCTCTGCGTTGGCACCAGCCTTTCCATTGGCGGCACCAGTCGTTGACGGTGCGTGTCTCGCCGTAGTGGCGAGCGGCGAAGGCATTCCACGCGTCCGACAGGTCGAGATTCGGGTAATCGCGGATTATGGCGGCATTGGCGTGGGCTTTCTCCCTGACCAGCTCGAAGTCGTTCAGCCCGATTTCTTTGGATGAAGAAGAAGAATATTCTTCTTCATCTTTCTTTTGGGTTCTGGTGTTCTGGTGTTCTGGTGTTTGTCCCGATTCTGTTTCGATTCTGCCGGCAGTCTGCGCACTTTCTGCCGGCAGACTGCCAGCAGAATACCGGTCATGCTCACGCTTGCGCTTGGCCATCACCTGCTGACGGCTCCGATTATGCTCAAGGTAATCGTGGATGACATAGCCGCCATCCACGGCCTCGATCAATCCGACCTGCTGCAAAGCGTCAAGCTCCTGTGTGGTGATGTCGAGCACGAATTCCGCCGTGTCCGAGTCCACATAACCGTCCGTGAGGTTGTCGCCGCAGTAGGAAAGCATGATGACGAAGGCGCTGATGGCCGATGGCATGGTACGGCGTAAACGGCGTACCTTCCGGTTGAGATAGAAGCCATTGGCCAATTGCACGTATCCGCGCCTTGCCATCAATCCTCCCCTCTTGTGATTCCGTTGTATGCCATCCAGATGGCCTCCTGCCGTGGCGTGGTGCAGGGCAGGTCGGTGTAGTTGGTGTTCGCCCAGCCGCTTCCCACGTGTGGTTTCGCCATCGCATCCAAGGCTTCGGCGATCTCCACCAAGTCCGGTGGCGGGTCAAGCGTCACCATGACAAACCCATCATTACGGCTTGCTTCGCGTCCACCAGCCGATACCCGCAGTAAGGGCAGGTGACGTAATAGCTGCCCACCGTCTCGCCGCAGTGGGCGCACTCGACATATCGGATCGTCTTGCTCATTCGTTTACCGCCTTCCGTGCGATTTCGAGCATTTCCTCGGCCTGTCTGATATATTCCTCATGGAAGCCGGGAATCTCACCGGCGTAATCCCATGCATCGTCTTCGTCCTTCGCCACATAGTCGCTTTCGATGCCATCCCACTTCTTGCAGCAGCCCAATAGCTCACGCGATTCTTCAACCTCTTCTCGACCAGCTTGGACAGCATGGCGGTGGTTTCAGCCCTGCTCATTTCTTCCTCCTGAAGTACTTGTATTCATCGTGATGGAACAGGAACAGGTGAAGTCTCCACACCTTGACTGCCAACAGGCCCTTGAGTGTGATCGCATACCCGCCATGGACACGCTTCATGAGCTTCCTGTCGGCCAATGATTCAAGTATTCGGGGAAGCTCTTGGTTCCTTCGTTGTTGCCAGATGTAGTTCATCCCCTCAGCGATATACAGGCAACACATGTCCTTGTCGTATTGGCTAATCATCATTAGCCTCCCTCTCAAGGATGTAGACGTTCGTCGCGGTGACGGCGTTATCACGCAATTCCGTTGGCGGCATGGTATCCACCCGCAGAATCTGCCAACCCTCGTTCAGCAACTCTTCAAACACACCCATATTCATCAAGGTGCGCTCATCGCCGTAATCACTCCAAAAAAGTGGGCAAACCTTGTACCGTTTATTCATTTCGCGTCCTCGCTTTGGTTAGGCACCTCGGAAGGCATGGAGCCGGAATAGCCGAGCAGGGACTGGCAGTAATTGATTACATGCTCGTAAGCCGTCGTCATTCCGTCGTAAAAGTCGTACTTCAGCACTTCTTCGTCTGGATTATCAGAAGCGTTATTAGCTGCATTCCACTCTTTTTGCAGAAAGTCGATGACCTCTTGCAGTGTCTTGTCTTTCTCAGTCACGTTCGTCGCCATGATTAGTGTTCTTCCTCTTCGATTCGGATGGTGATGTGGTAGACGCCTTTTTCTGCGCTTGGCTCGCCTAACCGGTAGTCCGGGCCGACCACGTATCTGGCGTTATCGTCCGGCCAGAAATCGGCTTGTGTGATGGCGTCCAAGATTGCCTTGACCATCGGCGCCGCGTTCTCGGGGTCGAATCTGCCGTGTGTCAAGGGGTGGATGATGGCGGTCACGTGCACCGGCCATTTGGTGGGCGGCTTGAGTTTGCCGCTGTTGATGAGACTGCGGTAGGTGAGGTAGGCGCATCTTTTCACGACGCTGGTGCGCCGGTATTTCGCCCGCCAGTCTCCACGCTTGTTCTGGGTCCACCAGTAGGCCTTCTGCACGTCGATGGTGGTTTCCTGCGTCATTCGTCCTCCAAAATCCAAATGTCGGCATCGCCAATGTCCGCGTAATGGTCTTCGCTTTCGGCCTCACATTCGGGGCATGGTATGGTGCGCGCCGGATACAGCGCGCACCCATGTTTTGGACATACCGGCAGCACGTCCGGCGGCTCAATCCACTCACGCATCATCAGAAGTCAGGCTCTCCAGCCGGAGCGCCCCACGGATCATCGGCCGGAGCCTGCGACTGCTGCTGGGGCTGCTGATCCCTAGCGCCACCGGCGAAACCACCCGCATTATTGCCCTGGAAGCCACCACCGTTGCCATGCTGCTGACGCTGCACCTGAGCCGTCGCATATTTGAGCGATGGGCCGATCTCGTCCACGGTCATTTCGATGACGGTACGGTTGGAACCGTCCTGCGCCTGATAGGAACGCTGCTGCAACCGGCCTTGAGCGATCACGCGCATGCCCTTGCTCAGGCTCTGCGCGCAATGAGTGGCAAGGTCACGCCAGGCGGAACAGCGCAGGAACAGCGCGTCCCCGTCAACCCACTGGTTCGACTGCTTGTCGAACACTCTCGGCGTGGCCGCGATGCTGAAATTCGCCACCGTGGAACCATTACGGGTCGTGCGCATCTCAGGATCTGCGGTGAGGTTGCCCACCACGGTGATTACGGTTTCTCCGGCCATCACTCATCCTTTGCTTCCGAATCGGCCTCAGTGTCGGTGTCCATGACCTCGGCGGTCACGTCATCAGTCGAATCGGTGATTACCGGCTGGAACACGTCGCTGTAATCCGGTGTGGTCTCGTCCACGCTCGCGGCCTTCTTCGCCTCGATGTTGACCGGCAGATATTTGAAACTGCGGCGGATGATGGTCTTCTTCGCCATCTCCACGAAGTTCTTCAGCCACGGGCCGGTGATCTGACGGCTGCGATTACGTGGCGCGTACTTCTCGCGGTATTCGAGCAGGTCGCGTTTCGACATGTAGTCGGCGTATCTTCCGCCATTCGGCAGCTGGACGGAGAGGTACACGAATTTCAGCTTGTCCTCGCTGTGGTCGGCGTCCACGTTCACCTCGTCCGGGCATTCGATGGTCGGCACGCCATTTTCGTCAAGCTTGAGCTTGATGTTGTCATCCTCGTAGACGGCTCGCGGCTGCGCGTAGATTCCACTGTTCTCCAACAGTTTCAGCATGCCCTTGTAGCCGATGACGAAGGTGGCCTGCTTCTCCCCCGTGGCATAGTTCTTGTTGCCATAGGGCAGGATGTACGCCTGTCCCAATCCATCCACGTCGGATGGGCGCAAGCCAAGTGCCGCGCACTGCATGAAGCAGGAAAGGACGCTGACCGGCGTGCAGTCGGCCAAGGCGGGTGTGCGGTTGATGCTGCTGATGCACATCTGCAACAGCGCCTCGCTGTCGAGGTTGCCGCCGATGACGCGTGCGATCTGCGGCCATGAATGCTCCACAAGCTGCTTGAGCTTGCCCTTCGGATTGAGTGGCTGTAACTGCTGCCCTTGCGCCTGCTGTGCGATTGCTCCCATTTTTATTGCTCCTTTTCTTCGATGGTTTTGAGCGCGAATTTGCGGTAGGTGGTGGCTTTGACGGTGTATTCCTTGCGGGTCATCGGCTTGTAGGTGGCTTGCAAATTCCCGCACTTGATGCCGGTGTGCGAGCCGATGCGCAGAATGATCTGCTCCTGCAATTCCTTCTGAGCGGACTTCATGTCATTCAGCATTCCGGTGGCGCTCTCGTATCTTGCGAGCAGGTCGTACAGGTCGTCGTCGTCGCTTTCGTCCACAATGTCCGGCGTGGGTTCCGGGAATGCCTTCTGCACGTCGCCGCCGGTCAATTGCGGCGGCGTGTTGGTTGTGACGAAATGCCAGAAGTCGGCTGCGGCCTTGTCGATCGCGGCCATGTCCTCCGCGTCGGCCTGGAATGGTATTTCTACCGGCTCGTCATCCCCGATGGCGGCGTAAACGTAGCCCCATGTCCATCCCGTGACCCAGCAGTAGAATTCGACTTGAGCGAGATAGTAAGGCGGAATACGGAGATTTCCGTCCTCGTCATGCCAGTCCCCCGCTCGACGATTACCCGCCGTCTTGATCTCGAGAATTCCAAAGCTACCATCCTCCCTCTGCAGGATGCCGTCAAGCGAAGCACGAAGATAGGGCTTCTCGCGGCTGATGAATTGCTTGTCGGTGCCGTCCGTGACGAGCATTTCTGGATGCTGCGCGCGGAATCGCTTCCTTAATTCGTTTTCCAGGGCGTTGCCCTTGACCACCGCCCACTTGTCCGAAATGTCCTCCGGTTCCACGCGACCGGTCTTCTCAAGCCACAAATCGTAAGGCGTTTTGAAAGCGTTAAGGCCGAGGATAGTGCTCATATCGCTTCCGCCCACGCCGGCCTTCCTGCTTTTCAGCCACGCGAGATGCCGTTCCGTTTTCTTGCACTGTCGGAACCGTTCCAACGTGTAGCGTTCCGTGTCCTTGAGTGGGATACGTTTCATTCCTTCGCCACCTTCATTTCCTGGACTTCACCGTTAAAAAAATCGATGATGAGATTGCAGATGGCAGGTGCCGACGTTTTGAGCGCGGTTTTTTCCTCTTCGTTTTCGGGTTTGACGGTGAAAACGCCATCCTTGCTGTTGAAATTGAGTCTCATTTCGCCGCGTCCTTGCTGTAGTTGGCTTTAATGTCCATGAGTTCGCCGGTGAGCAGTTTCGTGGCGAACTGATAGACGACCTTGTCGTTGGCTTGGAATGCGGTGCGCTGCAAGGCTGATACGGCGTCGAAGATGCCGACCAAGGCGTTTGCGATGATGGTGCGCGGCTCTTCCGGCTTGGCTTCCTGCTGTTCCTGGACTGTGGTGGTCATGATGGGCTCCTTCTGTTCGATGGTTTGGTTGGTGATGCGGTAGCGGCCTGTCTCCGGGTCTTTGCTGATGCGGCCTTCCTTCGCGAGGGCGAGCATGTGGTTGGCTACCGTGCTTTTGCTCTTGTGCATTGCGTCCGCGATTTTCTGGATGGTCGGCACGTGGCCCGAATCGCAGAAACTGGCGATGGTGTCGTAGACTGCCTGACGCATTTCCGGATTGCGGTTCGTGTTGGTGGACTCCAATTTCACCGGTTCCGGCTTCGGCTTCGGCTTGGGAACGCTGATGGCCTGATAGTCGGCCAGCGTGTCCTCATGCGGCTTTGGTGGCAGGTCCTGCGTGAGGAGTCCGGCCTTGCGTAACGCACGCATTTCGCCGATCTGGAGTCCGGCTTCTCCTGACTCGGCATAAATGCTTTTCAGTTCGGCGAGCTCGTCGCCCGTGTATTCGTGTTTCAACGTGTTCCTTTCCTTAAGTTTTCGATGAGCGCGTGGTTGTCGCTGATGAACTTGTCCACGTCGATTCCTTGCTGCGTGAGGGGCGGATTGTTGTCGCCGAAGCGTGCTTTCCCATCGCTTTTGACATCTGGACTGCTTTGGACCCGTGTCGCTGGAATGAACGTGCCGTTTTTCATCTCGCCACCGTCCTTCGGTATTCGTGCGCCAGAGCCCACCGTTCAGCGATTTGACGCTGGTAGCGGACTTTTCGCCTGTCCTGATGGCCTTCGGGTGGTTCCACGCCGATCTTCAAATATGGCGGGCCTTTGCCGTTAGACCGCCAGTTGGCTAGCGTGCGTGGACTCATGCCGAGCATGACGGCCAATTCGGCTGGCGTGAGCAGATCGGTCATGGCCTGCCGTCCCGAATGTCGCCCATCGGGTCGATATGGAGGCCGGTGAGCATTTCCGGGGTGTCGCTGTAGCCTCCGCGTTCGATGTGCCTTTTGAGCGCCTTGTCGATGGCCTGACATGCGATTCGGGCGACAAACGCGGTGGCCTCGCCCATGTTGCCGGCCAGGGTGACGCCGATCAGACCGCCTTTGAATGCTTCCACCGGCATGTCGAGTTTGCAGATGAATGCGGGGTCGGATTCCTGGTTGTCGGGGTCGACGTCGACGCAGAGCACCCACGTTGCCGACTGATGAGGTTTGTTTTCGTTCATGGTGTGTTTTCCTTTGCTTGTTGACATTGCGTGCCCCGTCCTGACGAGTGGATGGGGCTGAGTGGCTGGCACTGGTGTCGAACCAGTGCCGTCCTTGGATTCCGAGCGCCCCTTTGACTGTTGGAACGCGACCTGAACGTGTTCGCGGCCGGTGGCGTGGCCGACGGTGACTGAAAGCCGTCAGGCGGACTTGAAAGGGTTTGCAGGCGCCGGAGTGCCTGCGTTTTTGATAGAGAGAGAAGAGATTGGAATCCTTGGGCGGGCGAACCGTCGTCCAGCCAATGCGCCGACAGTGCATGTACGGCAGAGAGATGGTCGGCGCGTGGATAATATCGATATTCAGTTATGGCCCGCCAGCGACGGCTTGAACGTGGATGTCCATGGAACGTCCCGTTTTGTTGTTTTGTTTCATGGACGTCGCTGGTGGGAAGTCTTTTAGTCGCGTGGCGCGAATCTGACGATCAGCCACAATGCGGTGGCGATGTACACGCCTTCCACCATGAGCGCGGCGGTGGTGTCACCGTCATGCCAGGTGAGCATGAGTGTGGATGTGACGATGAGGGCGACCACCGCGAGGGCAAATTTGATGCGGCGGCGCGTGTAGTTCGGCTTCCGCCGGGGTTCGATATTGTTGTCCATGATGTCTTCTTGTCTTCTTGAAGGGAGGTGATTTTGGATGAAAACGGAGTATCGGATGGTCACGTTCCACGTCGCCAGTTCACAGCTTTTTCCTGCCGAGGTCGGCGCCGTAAGGAGCCTTACCCTTGATTTCCTTGGCTCGGCGCCTGAACTGGCCGAGCAGATGGACGGTTGGGAGCCGGTCAGCTTCCAACTCCTCCCGCAGGGTGAGACGACCTACATTGCCGTGATGTTGAAGCAGTCGCTCAATCTTTCCGACTGTTGATCACGTTCCGGGCCTGCGTGCGGAACAGTTCGCCGATTCTGTCAAGTTCCTCGGCGGTGAGTTCCGCACGCGAGCCGTTTACCGTCAGAGCGAAACTGCCATCGAGGTACTGGCTCAGCCTGATGATCGTCTTGTCTACTTTCTTGCTGATTTCGAATGTGCTGGCGAGGATGCTGGTCACTTGGATGCCGCTGGTTGCGAATCCCGCCTGTTCGTGAATGGTGATCGTGTCAGTCATCGTCACCATCTCCCGTTTTTACTCGTTTGAATGGGAATGCTTCAGGCGGGAGTGTGGCGCAGACGAGCGGCCACTTCGCATATGTGAAGCCATTATTCCAAAAACAGTCGGCCGAGACCGCGCTCCAATCGTCATCGGAGTCCTTGTAAAACAGTCGGCCATCATTGGCCGCGAGGTAATAGCCCTTCTCCTGTGGCTCTTCGGGTAGCGGCTTTTCCTGTTCAGCTGGCTTGTCGAGTTCCTTGAGCTGGCCGAGCAGATGGTTGGTCTTCTCTTCGTCGTGTTCCCTGTATGCTTCGATGAGGTCTTCGATGATTTTTTCTCGCTGTTGGAAGATGTTCATTTCTTGTCCTTCTTCTGGTTGAGTTCCTTGAGTGTTCGTCCGATTTCGCGGCGGAGGTTCATGAGGTCGGTTTTGTTGAGCATGTGTTCCTGGTATCCGTCTGCCATGTCGAATCTGAGTCCGATGAGGCAGCTGTGGTCGCTGCTGTGCGTGCCGTCCTCGATGATTCGCAGTTCGAATGATTGGCTCATCGCATGTTCCCTAGGGCGTCGTTGAGGCTGTAGGCGAAGTTGTCGAGGGTGCTTTCGGGGATGTCCGCAAGGACTTCCTCGCCGTCCGCGTGGAGTTCGATGAGTTGGCCGCTCTTGTCTTCCTGGATGCGGATGGCGTAGCCTGTGGTGCCGATGAGTTCGATTCTTGGTTTCATGGTTTTCCTCGATTCCGGTGGTGCCGGCGGGTTAAGCAACTGGCTCATGTTCGGTTTCCTTAGGCTTTGAATTGTTTGATGCTGTCGATCGGCTGGAGCAGCACTGCAGTGAATTGGAAGAGGGTCATTCCAAACATGTCGGCGATTTTTTCCAGATCACTTACGGTGAAGTCTTTCTTGCCGGTGAGTTTCTTGTTCGCCAGTGGCCTTTCGCATCCAATCGCTTTGGCTATGTCTTCTTGCGTCATGCCCCTTCGAGCCATCTCCCCTCGGATATTGGCTCTCATGAGTTCCGTTTCGCTTGTCACCCAACCTCCTTTCTCGTTTCGTTGCTGATTACAGATAGTACTTATTTAGATACTCTTACGAGAGTACTTAATTGATTACTTTACAAAAAGTACACAATTGGGTATCATGGAGCCATGGGAACAAGAGCTAACACTGACGTTACCGCCGGAGCGCGGAGCGTCATGGAATACTGCAAAGCACTGCAATCCAGGAGCGGTATGACCGCTACGGATTTCGCCGCGAAATGTGGATTCAGCCGCAACTATTGGTTCGTCCGTGCCCGGTTCGACGCACCCTTGACGGTATCGGACTGCGAGCGAATCGCCAAGACATGCGGGATGACATTGCGTCAGCTATTCGCAAACGCGCTGGCAGCACAGGAAGAAAAAAGAACCGCCGAAACCCTCAACAAGCTGCAGAGGGGCGACGTGGCCCTTGCGGCGTATCGGGCCGCTGGCAAGCAGGAGGCCATCAATGGAGAGGCTGGGCCGGATTACGACGAGCCTGCCTGACCTGCCGATCGACCGGCGCATGACCTACGGTGCCATGCGCCGCGCCATTGTCGGACTGCCGGTCACCGTGTCCAGCGCCATCCTGCCGAACGGACTATGGGGCTGCTACGACAATGAAAACCGCGTCATCCTGATTGATCGTCGGCTCACGTACGCGGCGAAACGCTGCACGTTGGTGCACGAGCTGTTGCATTGGCGGCATGGCGACACCGGCTGTTCGAACGATAGTTCGAAATTAGAGCGGCGGGCGAGACGCGAAACTGCCTTGACGCTGATAGACCCACTCCGCTACGGCATGCTGGAACAAATGTACGAAGGGAATTCGTGGAACATCTCCCAGGAACTGGAGGTGACCCAGCAGGTGCTCGGAGACTTCCGACTGGCAATGTCTGAGCGAGTCTGCATCATTTGAGCAATAGAATCAAGGAGAAAAGAAGAAGGGAGCAATCATGGCGAAGAGACCACAGCCAGCACCGGACGCGATCTACGAGTGCGAAAGGCTTGACGACCCGCTGTTTATGGGCATCCGCCTGTATGCCAATCGCCTGGAATTGGATGTCTGCACGACGTACCTGCACCGGTATAAGAAGACCGAAGCATACCAGGTAAGCGACCTGCAGGGCGTGGTGTTGAAGAAGCGCACGGTCACATGGAAATACAGTGCGTTGCGATCACTGCCACTGAAATTCAAAAAAGCCGAGGACGCGCAGGAATTCTACAATGCCGTGAACAGCCTCTAAAAGCATTAAGCCCCACAATCTGTGGGGCTTTTATATTGTCTTATAAGTCTTTATAAAGCTTATATTTGCTTCAGGCGCTCGAATACCTGTGCCGTCTGTGCGGCATCGTCGGCGGCTCTATGACGCTCCGTCTTGGCGATGCCGAAATAGCGGATGAGGTCGAGCAGCCTATGGCGGCCAAGCTGCGGCAAGAGTGTCTGAGAGATTTCCAGAGTGTCGTAGAAGCTGACGTCCGGCATGCCGACGCCCGCTCTTTCGGCTTCGCGGGCGATGACCGGCAGGTCGAAGCGGCGAATATTATGCCCTATCCACGTATCACGCCCACAGAAAGCGTAGAATTTGGGCAATGCCTTGTCGATGGTGGGCTGGTGCCGCACGTCCCGGTCGGTGATGCCGGTGATCTGCGTGACCTTGGCCGGTATCGGAATCTGTGGATTGACGAGCTGGCTGTATGACGCGACTTTGCGTCCGTGCCTGATTCTCACGGCTCCCAGCTCGATGATTCGAGCGTCACGACCTAGGCCGGTGGTCTCAATATCCACAGCCACGTAATCGTCCTCCACGCCACTATTCGCGTTGACGTGGGTGATTGGTGCCGTTTCCGCCGTTGGAGCGTCTGAGGCGGCTTCCGACGATGATTCAGGCGCATTCGTCGCTTGATGCTTATGGCGCGGCTCCGGCTTGAGGAAGAGATGCATGAAAAGCCATGCAAGGAAGGCCGCAAACAGGACCGCCATAATACTCGCCACCAGATCATCCTGCTTCGTCACGAAGATGTCATAGACGCCATAGACGCTTGTCAGCGCGAAGAGTATTGACGCAATGAGATAAATCAGCTTCTTCATTTTTCCCCTTCTTTCTCCTTGCTTCAAGCTACCGCAGATGGGGATTGGACGTGCCGATTCTTTCATTTTCAGCGCATTGTCGCTGTATGAAAGAATGAAAATAATGTTACATATGTATATATGCATATTTCATGTTTGCAAGTTAGTATTTTCCGCTTGCAAGGTTAATATGCGCCCTTGTTTACAACACGCCATACACACATGTTTGCAAGTTAGTATATAATGTGTTTCAGAACAAAAAACCTCCGCAGTGTTAACGGCACCGCGGAGGTAAAACATGAAGCCTCACTCAAAGACTTCCAAAACCATTGTAACGCATGGCTTGGAGGTCGGAAATGGACCGTGAAATGGGATACCGCAACATGCTGGCAGTCGAAGAACTCGCAAGCCAAGGGAAACTCACCGTCACCCACAAGGGCGCACGCAGCTTCGACTTCGCGCAATACGCCCTGCTCAGCCGCATGGCATGGCTCACCGCTGACTGGCCGCTGGACAAGGCAGCAAAGGAGAAGCACATGATGCCGCGCACCTACGCTTCCGGCTGGCTCAAAATCGCCATCGATTGGGGCATGACGCTCCCACAGTCAATGGATGAGCTCGTGGCGATCGGCAATGAACCGCGCAATCCGAAGCGCGAGCAGCTGGCCTACAACCGCATCGGCAAAATCGCCAAGAAGCTCGAAGCCGCAGGACTCATCAAATGCCTTCGCAAGGGCAACGTGCAGCGCAAGAACAATGCCGTCTGGCTTCTGACCATCGGCACTCCAGAGGAAAACGCTGAGGTCGAAGCATACGTGCGACAGCACATGTACCTTTGATTCCGTGCCCACATTTTGCCCACGTTTTATAGAGAAATGACGTGATTTGGAGTGAATTAGAGTGAAATAGGAAAGCTTGAAAACCGTTGGAAAATAAAGGAAAACCGCCATTTCTGGCGGTTTCCAAAAGTGCCTCCAGCGGGACTCGAACCCGCAATCCGAAGAGGTCGATTTTAAGTCGACTGCGTATACCGATTTCGCCATGGAGGCTTTGCGCCGGCCAGAAGAAAA